AATGAATGAAACTCCTGCTGTATAGTCCCCATCCTTCGGCTTCTTGCCAACTGATAAGTCCCATCCGGTATATGCTGTGCCCTCCGGCACTTCATCGGGTCGGTCATAGTATTTTATCCATTCCGGCTTGATGATCTCGCCCAAAGATGAACGTGATGCTATCATCCAATCACTTACAAAGGCAACCGCAGGAGATCGAGGAAGTGATATATAAGGCGCAACTATCTGTTTTTATTGAGCGCGAAATATATCCCAACAACCCTGAAGCCGTGAAGGGCAATTGGCGGTTGGGTGCACTTCATCGGGAATGGGATGAACTCATACAAAAATTGCGGCTTCGCATCCTCGCGCCTCGCGATCACCTCAAGACGTTTTATTTTTCAACCGCATATCCAACGCTTCGCCTGCGCTTCAATCCGAATGATGAAATATATATCTTCAGCAAGACCGACAAGCAGGCGGTCAAAATACTCGATGCGGTAAAAAGAACAATCCGGCGCACGCCGATCCTTCAGCCCCTTGCACAAGGCAGGGGCGTTGACTTTTGGAACAAAACAGAGATCAGGTGCGCGAACGGATCAACGATGTATGCGCAGGGCTTTTGGTCAGCTATCAGGGGCGGGCATCCCGATGTGATCATCCTTGATGACGTTATTGACAGCCAAGTTGTTTATTCGGATGAACAGAACAAAAAAGCAATCGAACGCTACCTGCAAGACATCCTGCCGATGGCAGAGCCGGACACGCAGATCATCTTCGTGGGCACGCTTCAGCGCGACAATGACATATATAACACCCTTGATCCTACCCAATGGGCATTGAAAACATATGATGCAATCGTGAATGAACAAAAGCACATCACCCTATTTCCTGAAAAATGGGATTGGGAACGCCTTATGAAAAGAAAGGCAGAACTATCTTATGAGTTCGGAGAGAAGTTCTTTTTGAAATTGGGCGAGATCATCAAGCCGGAATGGATAAAATACTATGACCGACCCGATGAAGTGCCGGAGGGCACAGCATATACCGGATGGGACTTATCAGTTGGCAAGAAGCCGAAGGATGGGGACTATACAGCAGGAGTTTCATTCATTGTTGACAAACAGGGAAATTATTGGATAACAAATATTGTACGGGGTCGTTGGAACTTTCCAACACGACTGAAAAAAGTCTTTGAGGTTCAGCAACATCATCCTGCCAAGAAAATCAGGATTGAGGACAACACCTTCCAAACCGATACTGTGCAAACTCTCATCCGCGAAACTAATATGCCAATCGAGGGCGTTCAGTCATCAACAAATAAAATTCAGAACTTCAATGAAGAACTTGCGCCACTGTTCGAGAATGGCAAAGTTTATATCCGGCGTGATATGAGGGACTTCGTGAACGAACTGTTATCATTGCCGCGTGGCAAGAACGATGACATGGCAGATGCCTTTCTTATAGGCAAAAAGGGCATCGGAACTGTGGGTGAACCGCGCATCCGGTGGATCGGCTAACTTGACACAATTTGCCGGCGTTGGCAAAATGGAAAAAAGGCAGTGACCGACCACATTGCAATGATAAAAATTCAAAAATTCATAAACAGTCGGCTGAACAACAGCAACAGAAACTTGCGCATTTTGTGAGCGAGTTTTTTTGTTGAATAAAATATGCCAAACAAACAAAACATCATTCAGCGTATATTCGGGGGTGCGGTTCAGAAGGCGCACTTATCTTTTCAGGAAATATTCACCGGCTTTGTGCCGGCAGATATGAACGCACGCGATCAACTGCTTGCATATCAGCAGTGGGTATATGCTTGTGTGCAGGCAATCGCAGAAGCAGTATCAGATATAAACCTGCGGCTGTTTCAACTGAAAGATGGCGATATGATCGAAGTTGATACACACGAACTTCTTGATATACTTTTCAAGGTCAATCCCTTTCAATCAAAAACAGATTTTCTTCAACTTCATCAGACATATATGGATTTGTCGGGTGAAAGTTTTTGGTTCCTTGAGCGCGGCACGGATGATCCCAAGCCGACTGATCCCATCAAAGAAATATGGGCACTTCGCCCTGACTTGGTTGAGATCGTGCCGGATAGGGAAACATTCATCAAGGGTTATCTATACAGGGGAGGGGCACAACAGCGCATCCCACTTTCGGTCAATGAAGTGATCCACTTCAAATATCCAAATCCGCTTTCGCCATATCGGGGACTTTCGCCGGTGAAGGCGGCGGCACTCGCAGTGGATACACACAAATTTGCAAGCGAGTGGAACAGAAACTTTTTTTTCAACAGCGCACGCCCCGATGCGGTTCTTCAGTCGGATAGTGTGATCAATGACGAACAGTGGAAGCGGCTTTCAGCAGAATGGAACGCAAATTATCGGGGAGTTGATCGGGCACATAAAGTCGCAGTGCTCGAAAACGGCATCAAGTATCAGCAGACAGGAATAAACCAAAAAGAAATGGACTTCTTCAAACAGAAGAACCTGACCCGTGATGAAATCTTGGGGATATATCGCGTGCCCAAAGCGATCTTGGGGATCACGGAAGGTGTGAATGTCGGCAATGCGGAAGCAACACACAAGATATTCTTGTCACAAGTTATCAAAAAGAAAATGCAACGGATCATTGACACGCTCAATGAGTTCTTTGTGCCTGCCTTCGGTGACAATCTGATTTTGGACTTCGATGATCCAACACCGGAAAATCGGGAAGCGAAAGTCAGCGAGTTTGAGCGCGGGCACAACAAGTGGTTGACTATAAATGAAATACGAAACGAAGAAGGTTTGCCGCCGGTCAGTGGTGGCGACATAATATATCAGCCCATCAGTTTGTTCCCTGTGGGGAGTGTTCAGGAAGAAGAACAAATGCGGATGATCAAACTCAAAGGTGGGAAGCCCATTGATGTTCGGGATAAGCAAAGAAAAGCGAAACTGAAGGCAAAACTGCTTGCAGGAAACAAGCGTCAAAAAAGGATCGAGGTTTTGCGGCGTAAAATACAACTTATCGTTGAGCAAAAAAACGAAAGTAAAAAAGAACGGAAGCAAAGGGAGAAGATTGAATTGCTCAATGAAAATGCAAAACTGTCAAGTCAAAAAGAACTTCTTGAGGGGCAGAATGTGGCAAAAGACCAAAAGATCGCACGCCTTGAGCGTGAGAAAAAAGAAGCAGAAAAAACTGCCGCAGATGCACTCGGTCTAAAAAATGACACAAACACCGGAACAACTGAAAAGTGAAGTCGCTCGCCGACAGCAGGCGAAACGCGATGGAGAGGTCGCGGAAGTTGCGGCAAAGGCGAACGCTAAAGAATTGAGCGCGTTCTTTGCAAAACTATCAGATGGATTGACCACTGTTCAAAAATCAATTGCCGAAGTTCAAAGGGCTGTCATTGAAAAAAATGTTGACTTCCCGAAGGTGCAAGGCATCGAGGGTGAAGTCAAAATCACAAACCCTGATGATCTGAAAACAGAAGTGCAGAAGGTCAAGGTTGAAAATCCGGTTGAGAATATTCATGTCAAAAATCAAATTGATCTTGAGCCGTTCCGTAAAGACATCAGCACAATACTTTTGGCGATCAATCACCTTGTTGAAGCCGAAGGGACACACAACCGCAATTCACTTTTTGAACTGCGCGACTATCTCAAGGAATTGAAAAATGGGATTTTCAAACAAGATCGGGATGTGATTGATGCGCTCGCGCCGCTTCAATTCATCACAGATGATCCCCAAAAGCCCATATCTGTTCGCCTTTCAGATGGTGAGAAGTTCTACAAGGCAATCTCGATGTTGGCACAGCAGGTCACGACTGCCGGCGGCGCATTGGGCGGGACTGCGGCAGACATATCACAAATCCTTTCACTTCTTCAGCAGATTGAGGACAATACTGACGGGCTTGAGGTTACAATTGGCGATATTGAATTGAACACCGACACGCTTGAAGCACTGATCGCGGCAACCAACACATTGCTCACAAGCATTGATGCCAATGACTTTGCAACCGAAACCACGCTTGCGGCAATCAAGGCACAAACAGACAAACTTGCTTTTGTTCTTGATAGGTTGAAGGTTGATGCACAAGTTGCATCTATGCCCACACGACCTGGACTTGCAGTTTCCGAATTTCTCAAAAATGCTGGTTCACCTGACCTGAATGTAGATGGTTCAATTACTCCTGTAACTTTTTCGGCGAAACCTCCTACTGGAAAAAAATGGTTTATTCATAGTATTACCCTAGTAATGGAAGATGCTAGTATCAACTTTACGAAGTTTGGTGGAATAGCGGGAGGGCTTACTACAGGAATTGAGATTAAAGTGAAAGAAGGTGGATTAGCAGAAGCATCATTGGGGATTTTCAAAACAAATGGTGATTTGCATATATTTACTACAGACATACGAATAGATAGTGCCGCTACTGATTTTCTTACATTACAGGCGAATGTAAAAATAAGTTCTGGGACAACCTTTGAGCTAAAAGATGCAAATAGCGAACTATTCAAAGTAATCGTAAATGATGACCTAACATCAATAAATCGCTTCAATGTCCTCATAAGAGGATTTGAAGTAGACGAATAATATGCCAAAGGGACTAAAACTCATTACTGATGAAAATATAGATTTGGCTGTTGAGGATATTGGGGGTGAAAAAATCCTAAAAGTTTCAGATGTTTCAACTGCTAAAATTATTAAACATAAACCCATTGATGTTTCAACTTCGGGGGATAATACTATTATACCTGCGGTTGCTGGAAAGAAGATTCAAGCATTCGCAATAACAATTCAAGCAAGAGGAACGGTAAATGTAAAATTCAAAGCTGGAACAACTGATTTGTCAGGACAATATGAGTGGCAAGCGAGAGAAGGATTATCAAGAACAGTTAATCCTCCTGCATTTTTGTTAGGAACTGGAATAAACGAAGCATTTATTTTGAATTTATCTGTCATTCCGTCTACATTATTTCCAAATCTAATTCCATGTGTTGTTGGAGAACAAGCCCCCCTTTTTAGTTTGTAAATATATTTTCCTGCTTTTATATTTGTAGCTCCGTCAATTCTTGAATCTCCCGAAGGTCCGCTTCTTATTCCTTCATCTGTAGTAGTTCCTCCAGTTTTTGCACCAGAAACAGTATATTCTCCTGTATTCGTGTCATTGACTGGAGTTTCAGAAACATTTGCCCAAGTTCCAATGTCTAAAGTATCTCCCACATCCGTAGCGTCTTCTAACGTATTTTGATATGGACCAACAATCTCAAATGTTCCAAGACGGTCATCAGACGAAGTTGCTCCCGTGAGGCAATAACCTCCATCTATAAAAAGACTATCAAAGAAATTTGCTTGGTGTTTTACTGCTCCTGGTATGTTGCCGTTAATCGGAAGATAGTCACCAATACCATTTAACTGTAAAACATCATCTACGAATACTTCGGCATTTCCGCCGTCAATGGGGTTAAAAACAACTTCAATTCGTACCCATACATTGGCACTAAAAGGGGCTGGTTTGGAATCAATTATCGCTCCAACAGAATCTACAAGACGGAATTCACCGAGATGATTAAGTTGAATACTGAGAAAATCTCGTAAATCAGAATTTTGTCCTGCGACTAAGATTGTTATTGAACTTTCTGCTGTAATAGATGGTACTTGAATATAAGTACCTATGATAATCAATCCTCCGCTATCAACAGCACCAGGAGGAAGCATGGACCATTTAACTATCGCTGAAGGTCCTGTTGCAATTTTAAGTCGGAATGCCCCGAAGTTCGGAGTGGGATTTGTGGTTCCAACACTGGCACCAGAATCAACTTCGATATCTGCTTCTTCAAGTCCTCCAGTTTCCCAACCTACAAAATTTCCAATTTTTATAGCCATTTTATTCTTCGAAATAAGAAATATCTCCAACTATTTGAACTGCGGTCGATAAATTCAAAATAAATGCTTCGTTTATTCCAGTTCCTAACAAAAATGCAGGAGGATTAACTGTTCTTGATAATCCTTCTCTCGCTTGCCACTCATATTGTCCTGACAAATCA